ACTCTTGTTCTCCATCATAGGTGTCCACCTTGTTATACGTGGACACTATCTTCTGCTCTTTCAATCAGGAGGGATAGACGCAGTTCAAAGAGCGCTTACCGTTGAAATATACCCCATCTTATCCATCGCAACCGTTCGTCAGCCTGGACGCCGCGAGAGGATGGGTCAACGATTTTGTCCGCTGGTATAACCACGAGCATCGCCATAGCTGAAGCCGCGCGAGATATTTGAGAGTGGAAATGCGCGATAAATGGCGTCTGCGTAATTATCGCCTTTTGCAAATTAATTGCTTATTACGCAACGTCACTATATTTAATGAATTTCTTACCTCACACAAAAATCGCCGGCCATCCTGCCGAAAAATCATAATTTTCCAGGTCGAGGCTTGCAGACAACGCCGCCAAATGAACCTGCGCGGCATCAAAAACGGCACCGTCGTGCGCCACAGCGGCAGCGAATATCTCCGCGGCCAGCGTCGGAGTCATCGCGATTAGGGTACCGTCCATCGTTTTCCAGTCTCGCAGCGGGATGTTTTGCCCGAGTTGCACCAGCCCCAGATAACGGATCAAAGATTCCTGGTCCGAGTGATACCACAAGCCGTCGACCTGAAAACCGCCTGCCTTGCGGCGCTCGCGCTCAGCCTTGATTGCTTCGCGCTTGGTCGATCTGATCGCTTCCACAGACGGCGCGGGCACAGATTCCGAATAGAATTCCCCCTCTGTCACGTCATCGAGGCCGTTAACGGCCCGAAAGCCGAGTCCATCATGTCTTACCGCATAACTCATAAATTGTCCTCCCAGCCGATACAGGCCAGTAAATGCGACGATCCATTAGACGCCCAATAAATATTCGTGCTTTCCAGTACCAACACGCCCAGCGCGCAACCGTTATTGGTGGTCTGTATAGGGCACGGGTTCGTCGTGCTCTGGTTGTCTCCGTATTGGTTGTTAGGAGCAACGATATCGATACCCGCGCCTGTATAGCTATTATTCAAGACCGCAATCTTGCCGGCCGTCGGCGGCACGAAGTTGCCGACGGCCACGGCCACAAACGTCGGGACGGTGGGGTCGCCAGCGACCCCAATCGCCATGATCGGCACGCCAGTCACGTTGCTACCGCTCGCCACCTTATAGTGCGCCGTCCGTCCGACTTGTCGAAGCGATAGCGGATACTTGTTCGCGGTTCCGTCCGTTCGGATATAGCCGACGCGTGCGGCGAACGTATAACCGGCCGGCAAGGTCGGCGCGGTCGCAGACAACGAGATTAGGCCGGCCGTCGTGCCGTCGTCCTTCCGGATCACCCATACAGCATACCAGGTCGAAGCCGCCAGGGTGCCCGTGTCCAGGCCGTTGGCGCCAGCGGAGGCGGTATCGATCGTCAGGTTGACCGCCCGCACGGTCGCATAATTGTTGGCCGCGTTCTCCAGCGCCACCTCATCGGCGGATACCGAGACGTTGGCATTTGTGCCGGTCGTGGTGATCAGCAGATTCTTCACGCCGCCCTTAATCGACGCATGCAGGCGCGGATTCACACCGGTGGCCGGGTTCTGCATTACCCACTTGTCCAGGGTCGCATCGTATTGCAACTCCACCCAATAACCGGCGCCGGCGATATCGTCCGGCGCCAGTACCGCGTCGGCCCCCTTGACGATCGTCTTGGCAGGCAAGCCATTCGGGCTGAAAGTCGGCGCCGTGGTCGTGTTCGCGGCGGCGGCGCGAACCAACAGCGTCATGCCGGCACCCAGCGTAGCCACGACGGGCGCATAGGTTGCGGCCAGCGCGTCGGCGGTGCCGATATTGGCGGCCGCGTTCATCTTGCCAGACTGAATGGCCACCGCCAGCTGTGTCAGATTGGTGTCGCTCGGCGTCAACCCGGCCGCGACCAGCACGGCGCGCAACTCCTCGCCGATCTGATGGAACCAGGCCGCGCCCGGCACGGTCGCCGGGGTCGCGGTGCCGGGGTTACCATCGGACGGGTAGCCGGTCGACGGCGAGGCTTCGGCCGCCGGCGGACTCGCCGAACTGTTGGCCTGCCATTTTCTATTATCCATATAGGCTCCTAAGTGTAAGAAAAATGCACGGTCGTATGCGCCGGCTTCATCTCGCCGATCGCACATTCTAAAATCGTATTGCCCCAACTCGCGAGGGGATCATTCACGAAACCGCCGACCGTAAACCGGCGCACCGTGTTCAGGGCGGCATTGACCTGCCAGACGAATACCCAATAAATCCCGTACAAGGAATCGTTGACATAGCTGTCGACGGTATACGGGTTAAATTCGGTGATCGTGACGGTATAGCCCAGCGAGGCGGCCAGGTCGATGAAGAATTGCGGCGACTGGCCGCCGACGTTCGTAATCTTGGCGACCAGCAATGTACGCCGCTCGCTGAGCGATCCGGATTCGCCGACGCAATCGTCCGGTAGGCCGGCGACGCGCTCCCAGTCGTACAGCAGTTCGGACGTGGTGCGCGGATCGGCTTCGTCGAGCAGGCGCTCCAGGCGGGCGTCGATGCGGGCGAACTCGTCGGCGAAAGCCGACAGCAGCCGAGCCAGCGCGCTATCCTGGCGTTTCGCCCAGGCCAACCCCTGCGGCAGCAGCGCCTGCAGCTGGCTCAGGTAATGTTCGGTCGTTAAGGCCATGTTACCGCCCCCAGCGTGGTCAGTTGGCCCGCCGTCGAAGTCACGTCGGCGCTCGGCGAAGTCAGCGTGTAGTTATTTTCGCCGGCGGCGGCGCTGATCGAGGCGCGGATGTGCGACAGATATAGCGTGCCGCCGGGCACAGCCTCGCGGCTGATCAGATCGGCCAGTTCGGCCTCGACCGCCGCCTTGACCGCCAGCGTATTCGGTATCACCGACAGCGTGAAATTCAACGGCGCGGCGACCGGGGCCGCCACCGAAACCCGCGCCGTCACCGGCCGGCGGGCATCAATATACGCCTGCACCGTCGCCACCTCGCCCGCATCGGGAAAGATCGACACATCGTTATCGCGCACGAAGCGCACCGTCACCGTGCCAAGCCCCAGCTCCTCCGGAAAAACCCACGCGCGGGTCACGCCAGGAACTTCCAGAGCCCACGCCTCGTAATCATGCGCCGCGCCGCCGTGCGGAGGCTGCCGGATGCGCAGCAGAAAACGCGCGCGCAACGCCGTGTCGGTCTCGGCATCGGCGCCGCCGGAAATCTCCGCCGCGATCACAGTAGAATCCACGCCCGCCACCAGGGTCGGCAGAATCAGCTCGGTGCCGGCAACGGTATTGCCGGCCGCTCCGGCCGCGCTGGCGGTCACGGCCGCCGTCGCCGTGCCAAGCGCGATCGTCGCGTCGGCATCGGTCACGAACAGCGCGCCGTCCGCCCGTTGCACCCCGGTGCCGGCCGGAATGACAACGCCGTTGGCGCCGGCGAAGGCGACCGTTCCTGTCGCATAGGCGGCAGGCAGACGGTTGATGCCCCAGATCGTCGCCCAGCGTTCCAGGTATTCGGCCTCGGCCGTGTCGTAAATCACCTGTTTCGCTATCCAATCGACAAAACCGTACAGGCCGTGCACCGCGCCCGCATGCACGCGCGCCAGCACGTTCAGGTTAGAGCGGCGAAGCGTCGCATCGCTGCCGGGCAGACGCGCCAGGATATCGTTAATCGCACGGCTGATCAGATCGTTTAACGCGGGCCGGGAAAATGCCATTTACGCACTCCAAAATCTTTCAAATCTGTATTGAGTGACCGGCTGGCGCGGGCGCTGAATCGAGACCTGTAGCCCCAGCATGCCGGCGCGCGGAATGCTCGCAGCCACCTCGACCGACTCGGCTACGCCGTCATCGATCAGCCAGCGCAATGCCTCCTCGGCATACTGCCGAGCCCGGTTCAGCACCTCCGGCAATTGCTTCTCGCGCGAGAGCAGCCACAGTCGTGAGCCGATTCGGTCGGCCGCGTCATCGTTGAAATCATCGCCCCACCATCCGCGCTTTTCCAGCGTGCCGTCCGGAATATCGTCGTCGGTATCGGCGCGGCGGTCGGTAAACAGGCTGATAATCACCGCCGATTCCAGGCCGTCGTCTTCGCTCAGTCCGAGCGCGTCCTGCACATAGTCCGCGCCTTTGTCGAAGCCGATAAATACAGTTTTAATATCGCTCATCAGACCGGCGCTCCGGTTTGCGCGCTTCCAGCCTGCACGCCGCCGTGCGTGTGCATCTTCAAGCTGATCCCGTCCGCGATCACATCGCCGCCGGTTACGATCACCTGCGGGCAATTGCTCACGCTCAGGTTATGGCCGGCGCCGTCGATCATAATTCCGGTGCGCGATAATGTAACGACATGGCCCAGATCGTCATAGATAGCCACTTCGCCAGCTTGCAGATTCCTGACACGATAGCGGCGGTCATCGATGGCCAGCGCCAGTCCATGATCACGATTGCCGGAAACAAACACTGCCGCCACTTCGGCCCCAGGATGAGGTTGACTCGTAAAGCCATAATTCTGCATTCTCTCCATTTCGCGGACTTCGCCGTCCAGCAGTTTGACCTGCACGCTCTGCATCTTCAGTGCATCGTTGACCAGGGCCAGCACGCCGCGCGCAACCATCAGGCCGACCCGGCGGGAAACGGGCGCCATCATTTTATTGATCGCCTTGATCATTGGCCGTTGCTCCAGTCCCAATTCAGCTTCACGTCGAAATTGTCCGGCTCGCCCGCGTCCTTTTTCTTCTTTTTTCTCTTTTTCCTGCCGGTGCTACTGTCTTCGGCAATCGTCGCATAGGCTTCGGGCTGCGCCAGTTCCAGCGTGGTCAGCGCGCCAGAGCGATCATCCAGGGTAAAACGCACAGACACGATCAATAGGTCATGATCCGCACCGAGCAGCGGCGAGATCAGCCGCGCGAGCGTATTCGGCTGCCAGATCCTGCCGTTCGCGGTCCAGCCATTCACGGTCACAGTCGCGCGGGTGCCGCGGCCGGCGCGCACGTTGCGCTCCCACAGCGCGCGCTCGGCAAACGTCGCATTGCCGCCCTGATCCTCGGCCAGCACGATCAATGGCCGGTAGCGGCCGACGCCCGCGTCCTTGCTGGTCGCGGATGGATGCGCCACCACGGCCCCGTTGGCGTTGTCATCGCCCTGGGCCTGCCCCTTCACGATGTAATCGCTATAGCGGTCGGCGCTGTTGAATTCGCCGTCCGCCCGCAAAATGTTCTTGCCCTCGACCAGGTCGGCAGGGGCGCGGCCCGTGCCGGCGCGGGTCAACACGATGCCGCCATGGCCATCCGATACGACCAGCAGCGCCCGCATGCGCGCCGCGCGCTCGATCGCCTCGTAAACCGTCTCGCCTTCCTGAATGTTGAATGCCGGCAGCGGCGCGCCAGTGTCGGCCAGAACCGAAACCTTGACGCCGAACGGAGCGCACAGATCGGCGGCGATCTGCTCGATCTTCCGGCTCGCCCAGGCGCCGGTCTTGTAAATCGCCGAGCAGTCGACCAGGTCGCCCGCTCTATCGCGGCCGGCAAAGCCGATCTCGTGCGAGTCGGCCGCGTAGCTCGGGCGTACCGAGTCGATATAGCCGGTAATGACCGTGGAGCCCGCAACCAAAACCGAACAGGGCTGCCCGCTCGCGATTTCGGCCGTCATTGGCCCGAGCGGAGAGTTCCATTTGTCGGTCACGCTCAGATCGAATGATCCGGCCATCTGCTCTATGCCGAGCTCGATGCTGAGCTGTTGCCAGCCACCGAAACGCTTGCCGTTCACGATCAGTTCCACGCTCATGCGTCCAATACCTCGATTGCCTGTCCGCCCGGCACGAAGCCCGGATGGCGAACATGATTGCGCGCAACGATATCGCCGGCCTGCCCGGTGCTGCCGTAAATCCGGTAGGATACGACCAGCGCCGGCAGCGTGTTTTGCATCGGATGCCGTACCAGGCGGGACAGATCGGCCGCGCGTATCGCAACGTCCTTGATCACCGCGATGCGCAGATCGGTCAGGGCCACGTAGACCTCGTCGTCCGCGGTTTCGGCCAGCGTTTCGAGCTGATTGGCCACCTCGTCGCGCAATACGATCGCCTCCTCATAACTGGCAGGCGTGATGTTAGCCAGTGCCCGCGTCGACTCGATCGCGGCGGTCTGGCGCACCAGGGCGATGACCGCCGCTTGATTGACCGCCTGCTGACGGCGGTTAGGCGTGGTCATCAGCACGGCCTGCTCGCTGCCGCCGAAGCCGAACAGCGAGCGCAGCGAGGTCAGCGCGCCGGTGTAAGTCGAGGAGACATCGAACAGGCCGCCGACCTGGGCATAGAGCGATGAGGCGAGCAGCTCCGGCGAGCGGATCAGCGCGGTCAGATTGGACGACAAGCCGGCCAGGCCTGCCAGAAAACCCGGCAGCGCCGTGCCGGATAACAGGGTTAAGTTCGAGGCGCTGCGAATGGCGGTTAACGCGCCGTTGATTTGTATGATGGCGCCGTCGCCGACGAAATCCAGAAATCCAGCCGCCGCGAAAACCCTGGCGAAGCCGTTCTTACTGGCTGTCGCCGCCTTGTCGGCCGCCGACTCGACAGCATCGACGGTGTTCGCCGCCGCGCCAGGCTCCAGCTTCTCACCGGACTCGACAAAGGTAATCCGGAAGCGCGCCACGCCGCCCTCATCGGTCGTCTCGGACACGCTGGCATCGACAACGACCACGCGCAGGCGCCCGCGATACGGATGCACCAGCTCGCCGGCGCCCGCTTTTTCCAGCGCTTCGATCAGTCGATCGCGCGCGGTCATATAATCCTGCCCCAGCACGAACGCGTCGATGTCGAACTGGCGCGCTTTGCGGCCCAGGTCCTCGGCATAGGGCAGATCGCGCAGCGGGTATTCATGCACGACATTACGGCGGCCGAACACGCCGCCGGCGGCGGTCGTAAAGAACGGCACGCCGCGGAAACTGCCCTTTTGCAATTGCTCGCGCCAGGCCATCAGTAGGATCCCAGCATGGTCAGGCCAGTCGAGACCTTCAGCGGAACCTTGGGGTTATCCGATTTCATCGCAGTGATTTTGCCGGGGCCTTTGATCTCGATCTCGACCTTGCCGCCGACTTCGGCCTTTTGCGCGGCCAGGCTCTTAAGCGTCGGGGCGGCAGGGCCCAGCGACAGCAGGGACGGTGCGTTCTGGGCGCGGCCCATCAATTCGCCGAATGTCGGCGCCTTGACCGGCATTTCCGGCATCGAAAACATTTTTTCGCCGCCTGCAAATGGGTTTTTGAAGTTGGCCAAGTTTGCCAAGGCGCGGCCGAAGGCCACGACGCTGCCAACCAGGTCGTCGAGCATCTGTTTGCCGCCGTTGAGCAGGTTTGTCCATTTGGACTCGAACCAGTTAGCAATATCCTCCAGCCCGGTCCTGAAGCTCGCGACCAAGGTATCCCATTTCAGTGAGATCGCGACGATGTCGGCGACGACCAGGCCGAGCAGCAGAAGGATCGGATTAGCTGCGATCGAAGTGGCCAGCAGACCCAAGGCTATCACGGTCGTCATGATCGCCCCAATCAACGGCCCAACCATGATAGCGGCAACAGCGCTAAGCACTATCTTTGCCAGATTGCCGAAACCACCGACCTGCGCGGCCCACTCCTTGATTTGTGCGACGGCTTGGACGCCGGCATTATAGATCGCGACAACGGTATCGTATAACTTCTTTCCGGCCGCTTCGGCCGCTTTCAGACCTTCTTCGGTTTGCAGAAAATCCAACGCTAAGATCAGGTCGCGCAGCTTCTCGCTCAAAAAGCCAAAGGTGCCGCTGCTGTTCATGATCTTGTCGACCAGGTTCTTCCAGGTATCCGAGAGCGTGGACATCATACCGTTCCACGTCTTGCTTTGCTCTTCTGATGCCCCTTTCGCATCCTTGCCGATTGCCTCGAACAGAGCCGCGATTGCCTTACGGCCCAGCACGCCCTTGCCGATCATTGCAGTAATCGCCTCTTCGCTCTTTTTCATTTGCTTGGCCAACAATGGCACTACAGCGATACCGCGCTCGTTCAGCACGACCACCTCTTCCATTTGCAGCTTGTTTTTCAGCCATGCTTGGCTCAACTGGTTTGCGATCTCCTTGAAGTTCTCCTGGTCCTTACCGGTTTTGGCATTCATATCAGCCAATGCCTGCATGCTCTCGATCACAGGACCTATGCCTGCGTTCTTCAGCATGATATAGGCTTGTGTGGCGTTCGCCACTTCAAGCGGGGTATTTTTCGCGAACACCTGAATACGTCGGAATGTTTTTTCCGCAGCAGCCTCCGAGCCCTCGATCGCCTTGAGCGCCACGCGCAACTGCTGAAACTCCGCCGTCGTCTCGATAAACTGCTTGTTGAACACATAGCCCAGCAATCCGCCCAGCGCCGACAGCTTCAGGGCGAGTGTGGAAACCTCGGATGTGATGCCGGAAATGCCGCGGCTGAGCAGATGCGCCCCCTGGGAGCGCAATAGATCGCGCAGTTGCCGACCGGCATTCGCCGCGCCTTGACGCAATTGGTTCAGCGTCTGTCCAATCCGGCGCAGCGGACTGGACAGATTGTCCACCGCATTCAAAATCAGCGAAAGGTTAAGATTGTTGCTCATTTATCCTGACCGCCTGGCCGTACCACAAGAGGATTTCGTCCGCGTCCATATCCCACAGCTCGGACGGTGGGAAGTGAAAAATGTAGGCGATGTCGCCTACAATGTCCCGCCAGTTGCGGGGTATTGCGCCAAAAAACCGGTCACCGCCTCGGTGATCGCGCCGAAATCCTCGGCGTCGATCTGGTCGACCGCCGCCATCGGCAGCTCTGCCATCGCACCGATCAAGGCGGCAACCTTGCCTATCTCACCGGTGGCGGTATCCATCGCCTTCATATGCTTCATCTTCAGGCGGTCGGGCAGTTGCAGCTCGGTGATGTGCTGATCGTTGTGGACGATTGGGTGTTTTAATGTGATGACTGCCATTTATACCTCCTTGCAATCGAGCGCGCCGAAGGTCAACTTGACTTCGCCCTTCTCGAGCTCCAGCGCATTGGCTACCCAGGCGCCGTTCAATACATAGCTCACTCCGGTGTCGGTGTCGAACGAAATGGTCTCCGCCGTCATGGCCCGATAGTCGGCCAGCTTCACATCGCTGGTATGCGCGATCGTGCATTCGACGCCCGGCGCCTCGGTTTTCTCGGAAAAGCCGACGACGCCGATGTCGGCGACGACCGTTTCGCGGGAGACGCCGCCATACATCAATTTAGCGCCTTCTTTGCTGGCAAGCCGCTTGCCCTTGACCGTGATAAAGACGCGTCCTGTTACCTGTGCCATGCTGCCTCCTTAAAGAATGAATTGAACGGCCGCGGCGAACACGTCGAACTGGTTGACCGTGTTCGGCGGGATGATCGCGTTGACGCGGTTAACGTCGCTGGTCGAGCGCACTACGATCAGATCGGCGATAAACTGGTCCAGATCCTCCAACAGCCCCGCACGCTCCAGATCGCTGGCCGCCGCGATCAGGGTATTGCGGATCAGCTTCGGCGTGGCGATGGCCTGGCCGGGTTGGATGCGACCCAGCACATCGTCGCCGGCCAGCTTGTGGCGAGGATAATCGCGCAGCACCGCCGTCCTGAACACATAGCGCATGTAATCGACCGTCCATTTCGTGTTCAGCTTCAAGAGACTCACATCCTCGACGCCGAAGCTGTTTTGTTGATAGGTCGTGATCACCTGCTCGATCATCGCCGCGCCGTCCGGCCCGAAGATGATCGACGAGATGCCGTCGTGCAGCAGGTTGTTGCGCTCAGTGTCGGTGAAGCGGTCGGCCTCGACCGGCGCCAACACGCTCGGCAGGCTGATCGAACGGAACGGCCGCGCCGGGTCCTGGGCGCCGGCAAACTCGATCGCGGCGCCAAATTGCGCCGAAATCACCCACGGCAAGGTCGGCGATTTGTTCAGGCCGCTGAAAGTCGTGTGCGCGCTGTTGCGCGCCGAGCCGTAGGATGACAGCGCCGAGAACGAGCCGTTCTTGTGCCCGAATACATGCCCGGTGCGCATATCCATCCCGCCCCAGCGGCTGTCCAGCTCTGCTTCGAGCTGGGCGATGTTCGCTGTATCGGACCAACCGCACAAAATCGTGTACGGGTTCATAGTGCTCATCGCGGTGATCGCGGCCGACACATCCGGATTGCCGGTGCCGGTCACGCTCGATGCGAACGCGACTGAGAGTCCGGTCGGCAAAAACTCGCCGCTGTAATAGTTGACTCGGTAATCAATATCGTTGCCTTCGACACCCTTGTGCCGCGCAGTGCAGGTCACCACGCCCAGCGCGCTGGATGCGGTCACCGCGCCGTCCAGATCGGCGTTGATCGCCGCCGCGACCGCCGTTGCGATGTCGGTCATCGTCTCGCCAGCGACGACAGCCACCGTTAAACGGCGGCCGCCAATATACAGATATAACGTGCCCGAAGCGGTTACCGCGCCGGTCAGGGTGATCGTCTGCGTGGCCTTCACTCCGGCGACCAGGTCGTCCAGTGCCAGCGCCCAGCATTCG